GGTATGCCCGGCCTGCAGCGTCACGACGCCGGTATTCGCGTCCGTCTTGTTCGTCATGGTCCCGGAGTTGAGCGCCGAATTCGCCGGCAGCGTGCACTCCTTGACGACGATTCCCGTGATCGCCACTCCGGCCGCAAAGTCGTTGAACGAGTAGCCGGGAAAGACGATCGACTGAGCCAATTGGGCTTGCATATTTGATCTCCTTGTTTCGTGTTCGTCACTCAGCGGCTAGAGACTTAGCTCCAGGCCCGGTCATCGTCGGTCGGGTGCATGGTGAAGGTGACTTGCATCCCGTCTTTGAGTCCGCCCGGGCTGTCGTACTCCAGCAGCACGTCGCCGTCGAATTCCGTGTCCCCGCCGTTGATCCGTTCAATCTTGATGGCGATCGCCGTGCCGGCGTCGGCAGCCACAAGCAGGGCGGCCATGTGGGCATCGGTGTCTTTGTAAATCATGACCAGCGGCCCCGGCACTTTGGCCAGGCAGACCACTTGCTCGGACTTCTTAGGGACCGATGTTCCGTCGCCGCGGGTCGTGTTTTCGGTGAATTCCGGCGTGTTGGCCATGCCGATGTCCACGATGTTCGGCGTGATCTGAGTTGCAGCGGTCGAGCCCTTCACACCACGATAGACTTTTCGTTCCCAAGCCGCTCTTTTCTTCGCCATGTCTTGCTCCTGTGTTAACGGGTGGTCGCTCAAATCGAGCTACGCCAGTCCCGATGAAATCGTGCCTTCGCTCGCTCCAACGCCGGAGCCATGTAGGGGCGTGCCGGGTAGTGAGCCACCCTACGTGGCTTCTTTCCGGCCGCCTTCTGTTTTTTCGTCTGAGCATGTCCACCGAACGCACCGCCGAATTCGTGCATTCGCCCGATCCACGGAGGAAGCCCTTTCCCCGCCACTCGCGAATATGCCGGACCGACAACCGCCTCTTCCTTGTCCGCGTCGTACCATATCGAGTAGGCCAGCCGTCCCCGGTGTCTATGCGGCGGAGTCCCCGGCTTCGACGGCCCTTTCGCTCGCTGAAAACTCGCTACCACGTCCTTGCGGATGGATAGGCCAGCGTGCCGCAAATTCTTAAACGCGGCCTTGTCTTTGGCCGCAACCACCCGCTTCGACGTGTCGGTGAATTTCGTCTTGGCCCCAATCATGCGGTCCCCGGCGTGATCTCGAAAACCTCTCGGCACAACCCGTAGTATTCGCGGTGCTGTGCCAGTCGTTCGACGCTGTAGGCGTGCACGATCTTCGACGATGCCGCCACCTCTGAACGCTCGCCGATCCACTCCGCAATCATCCCCAGGTCCGTAAGCGTGATCCGCCGCTCGCTCAGTGTCCCGAGGAAGTAAGCGTGGATCGTTTCCAACATCCTCACCAGCCCGCTCAAATCGTCTCGCTCGGCCTGCTGGTCCTGGTCCTGCCCGGCCGTCCCGATCTTCCGCCTCAACTCGACATCGAACGTTGCGACGTAGGCAAGGCCCGTCCGGTCCTGCGGCAACGCCTCGTCATACTCACGCGGGACGAACACCTTCACCTGCGTCGCATCTTCTTCCAGTTCCTCGTCATGCTCGCGTCCGAGAAAGTCCCAGTCCACGGAAAAATTAATCCCGTTGAAACCTGATCCACTGTCCCGCTCTGTTTCGAGAGCGGAGACGATGCCTTTCGCGGTTGCAACGAGGATGGAATCAGCCATTGGATATCCGCTTGGACCGAATCAGCCATTCCAGCCCGCCGGCCAGTTCGTCCGATTCCTGTTTGTCGCCGCTCGGGAGCACTTCCCAAATCGTCCCATTTGCTTCGGTGATCCTGTCCCCGGCGAGCGGTTGGACCGCAACGCCGTTGACGAGATACCGGGCTTTCGTGACGATCCATTCGCAGCCGGCCACCTTGAACAGCCGGCCTTCAAAATCCACTACCTCCCACTCGCCGATTCGCTGTTGCATCGTCACGGCGGTAGTGGTCGCTCCGCCGCGGCGAATGGATACCGCCGAGCCCCAGAGGCGATCTTCCTCCGAGGCGGCGGCAGTATCCAGGTAGGTATCGGCGAGTGCGGGCACGTTATCGAATCCCGGTTAGCAAGTGCCCCATTTCGGTGTACTTCACGACTTCGACGGTTTCGTGCCGGACGCGAATGATCTTCGCGCGGACGGTTGGATCTTCGTACTCTTCGACGGTCCCTCCGGGAACGCTTCCATCCTCGGACCAATGATATGTCCGAGCGATGCACGGTTCCCGCGGGTCGCTCGTTTCCGCCACCCGGCAAACCATCGCCTGAGTGCTCGCCCACATCGGAGCGATGGCCAGCGTCTGGCCTTCGTTCGCCGTATTGTTGGCGGCCTTGCTCACGACGATGTTGGGCAAATTGAAACACATCGCCAAGTCCTCGTTGGTGATGTCGCCGGCTCGCGTGCTCCGCGCCCCGCCGCCGCCACTGAGTCGGTCGAGAATCTGCGCGTTAAATCGCAGGTCGCGGGCCACCAGTTCGTTCAGAACCAGCGTGTTCGGCCACATGCCGGAGTTCGCCCATACTTGTTGGGCCGCTGCTTCGACGTTGGTAATCGGAGTTGCTGTCGCGGCATTCGCCCGCGTCCAAGCCGTGCCGACTGCCGTGGTCAGAGTCGCCCCGCCGCCGCTCCAGGTCGCGGAAAAAATCAGGTCGGCAATGCGGCCTTCCTGGTTGCGGAGAACCGTGTCAAAGCAGATGTTCGTGAGAGCGGTTTCGTAGTCGAGATAGGACGCGTAGATGACGGAATCGCGGTCATCCTTTTTCATCTCGAACCCGTTCTCAACCGTGGCGTACACTTCCGGCGTGAAGGTGAACCCGCCCCGGTTGTATCCGCCCCGGCTGGTGCGAGCCGTCGCCCGCCGTTGCAATAGTTGCTCGATGGGAATCCGTCCGACGTTTCCGGCCTGCGCCCCGACTTCCGCGATCGGTGCCACCCGCAGCCCGATAAAGCCGCGGCGGTCCATTTCGAGGTTAAACTCTTCCAGGGTCGCGAGGTCCGGCCGCTGGCTATACAGTGTGCTGCTGGGTTTCATCTCTCATATCTCCTTGGGGGTTGATCCGACAACCGGCCCGCCGTAGCGGGCGCGGCTGTCGGGTTTCGGGTTACGATGCGCTCGACTTGGTGAGCCAGTTCCACGCAAGCCACGTCTTTGCAGCGGTCGAAATGCAAATCACGCCCGTCGCGGCGGGAAGGACAATTGAGGCGTCCCCGGCCAATCCGTTGACGGTCCCGGTCGATTCGGCGTACAGTTCGCAAGCCGTTCCGGCAGTGTCGTTGATGACGATTCGGATCACCCCGGCTGTCGTCACGGCAGGCAGTTTCACGCCCTTGCCAGCCCCGTCGCTAGTGACGTGAGTAATGAACGTGTCGGCCAATGCCCCCGCGTCTGCCACGGTCGCACCAACAGCCGCAACCGGCGTGACTGTGTGACCAAATCGCGGAGTCGCACCAATGACAGGGGAGGTCAACGTCTTGTTGGTCAACGTCTGAGCCAGTGCCAGCGAAACCAAAACGTCTCCGTCGGCCGTCTCCGGAACGATAACATAGGTGTCCGCGCTCAACGTCGCTTCCGGCCGCAGCGAAGTTGTAAAGTCTCCCGTGCCAGCCGTCTGGGCAGCCAGAGCGATCTTCGGCGTCGCGGCGTCGCTGTCGATTTTGAAGGTCGCCGCCGTCGTAACAGCAATCGCGGTCGAGATGTCGTTGTTGTGCATCGGCATCACTTCGATCACGTCGCCGTCGGCCCCGGACGCTTCCATTGCCCTGCCTTCGACGATGGTCCCCGTGGGAGCCACCTTGCCGGCCGCCGCCGCATAGCAAATGCCGCCCTTGGCGACGATGCCGTTGGCCGTCAGTTTCACGGTGCCCGGCTTGTTGCACGCAATGATGGTGCAATTTCCGGCCGCGAGAATCGGGTAATCGGTGTAACCTAAGGCCATGTCGGTCGCAGTCGCAACCACCAGAGCCCCACGAGTTTTCACCCGCAGAAATTGGGCAATCGCCCCGGCTGCGGTGTCGTTGATGAACGGGCTGTCAGTCTGTTGACTCATCGGTCTGTTCTCCTTGTGTTTCCGGCTGTGACAGCCGCTTGGTTACTGGTTGACTTGGGCCAGCATCGCTTCGCGCAGGCCCGGAAACTTTCGATCGGCAGCGAGAATAGCCTGCTGCTTGGTCTTGCCCTTGGCGGTGAACGTTTCAACGGCCGCTTCCCAGTCGGAAACGACGTCGCCGCTCTGGTTGCCTGCCGCGCTGGGCTTCGTTCCGATCGGTTCAACGCCCGGCTTCGCGATGGCAGCCTTGATGCGCTCATTCTGTTCAGCCATCCACGCCGACTGGGCAGCGGCCACGGTGACGCCGGCCGCCAGTTGCCCGCAGATGAAGCTAGGATCGCACCCAACGCACGCGGCCACGATCTCGGCATAGGAAGCCGCTTTCGGCTGCGGCGTCTCCGTGACGACCACCGGCGCGGGCGGTGCGGTCAGTTCAACGGTCAGGGCCGCGTCAACGGCCGTTTCTGAAAGAGAGGCTTGCATATTCCCAGTTCTCCTTTGGATGATGGATTGCATTTTCGTCAACGTCTGATCGAACGAACCGATGCCGTCAATCAGTCCCATTGTCTTCGCGTCCGCCGCCAGGTGAGCCCGTCCGTCGGCGAGTTCGCGCACGCGGTCCAGCGTCATGGCCCGGCCCCCGGCAACGCCCGCCAGGAAGTGCTCGTTCAGGCCGTCCACGATCCGTTGCATGTCGGCCAGTTGCTCCGGGGTAATCTCGGTGCCCGGCGTCCCCGCCCCCTTGTGAGCCCCGGCCCGCACGACGTGCACCTTGACGCCCTGCATGGCCGCGGCCCCGGAGAGGTCTTGCACGACGCCGTAGGTTCCGATGCTCCCCACGATCGCTGTCGCGTTGGCGATGATCTTGTCGGCTTGGCTGGCTGCCCAGTAAGCAGCGCTCGCGGCCATGTCCTCGACATAGGCCCAAACCGGCTTTGCCTTCCCGGCCGCTGCGATCTCGTTGGCCAGCTCTTGCGTCCCGGCCGCCGTCCCACCCGGGCTGTCGATCCGCAACAGGATTGCCGATACTTTCTCACTGCCGGCTGCCGCCCGGATCTCACGACGGGCCTGGACGGTCGAAGTGCCGCCGCCCATGCTGGCCGACTGCTTCATCAATTTTCCCGTCAGGTCGATAACCGCGATCTCCCCGGCCTGTTGGGTCAGCGTCGCCGGCCCCGGCCGCCCGGCGGCTTGCTGCGCGTCCAGGTGCAAGTGCAGGTCGAGTTTGCGGAACAGGTCGAACGTCTGCAGGAACGCGTCCGGCAGCATGGCCCACGGGCCTAGCCATTGCTCGTAGTAGGGGATCTGGAGTTCGTGTTCAGTTGCCATGCGTCAGGACTCCATTTCCGTTGATTGATCGCAGCCGATTCTGCCCCGGCTCGTCGTTACGCTCCGGGACAGCCCCGGCCGGCGGTTTGCCTTTCGTGGGGGCCTGTTGCTGTTGTGCCGACGGGCCGATGGAGATTTGCACGCCGTCCGGCATCGGCCACACAAGGATGTCCCTCCAAGTCAGGTCCAACCCGAGCCGCTTGTTCAGGTCTTCCGCCTTCGCATGAGCTAATTCGATCCGCCGCCCGTGGTCTTCGACAATCTCTCCGGTCAGGTCGATGAAGTCGATGCCCCGCGATGCCGCCAGCCGCCGCGGCGATGACAGCAACCCCTTGGCCTGCAGAATGTCGGCGGTCGCGTCGTCAACCGGCTGGATGTACGGCAGTTCCTGTGCGTGCCAGACGTGAGCGAACGGGTTGACCATGCCAGCGGGAACGTAGCCGAGCCGCTCACGGGCCGCGTCCACCTCGTTCACCGCTCGCCGCAAAGCCGGGTCGGTCACCGCCCACTGGCGAACCTTCCACTCGTACACCGGGCTGTGAAGCGAGCCCATGAACCAACGCTGGATCTCCCGCCACCGCTGGCGAGCCTGGTCTATGGCCCCACGGAAGCCGCTAAAGTTCGTCTCGCTGGCGTCCAACAGGAAGACGCACAGCGGCAAGTCCAGATTGACGGCGAGTATCCCGAGCAAGAGCTTGCTGTGCTCAAAGAACTGCAGCCCCGGAATCGTCGGCACGAACCCGCGAAGTTTCTCGCCACGGTAGCCGTACACCTCGAAGCCGGGGGCGATGTCGCTGAGCGTTCGCGTTTCGCCGTCGGGTCGCGTTTCGGTCGTCTCACTGTGATCGCCTCCCGGCGTCGGGATGCCCGGCGCGGCTGATTCCATTTCCCGCAGCACCGTGTAGCATGACTGAATCTTGGCCCCAACGAGATTGGCGAAGTTCAGATCATCCCAGTGGTCAGCCGTCTCTGCCATCGGGGCGAACGCGGTAACGCCCCTGGTCTGGCTCATCCGGTCGGGCAGGTAATGGTGGAACACTTGCCGGCGCCCGAACTCGTCACGGGCTGGAACCTGCGTCACGTCGCCAACACGGGTCACCGACCGCAGCGGGTCGATTGATTCCTTGGTGAACCAATAGGCCAGCCGTCGCCGTCGCTCGTCCAGTTCCACGCCGTGAACGACGTTCTTTGTCGTGTTGCGGGGCGTTTTGAGGCGGTGCCCCTCTTGACTCTCGAGCGTCCCGTCGATCGTCGGCAGGTGGCAACAGTCGCCGTCGATGACGACGGATTGCAGGGCCAGAATCTCCAGGCCGTGGAAGTCCTGCTCACCCTGGTCGTCAGCCGCGCCCTTCGTTGTGGACCACTCCGCCCAGCGGTAGCCGTTCACCTCGTCGATGCCTTCGTCCCCGCTGTCGGCATCCAGGACGAACCCGCGGCCTACCACGTTGCAGACGAACCGACGCACCCCTTGCATCACCAGCGGGTTGTTGCGGGTCATCTCGCGGGCTAGTTCCATCGCTCCGAAGTAGGCGGACTCGGTGCGGTAGTGGTAATCCGAACCCGAGCCCAGCGTCACCATGCCGGTCTTGCGTCGCTTGTACCGGCTGGTCTTGGCGATGTCGTAGTCGGCTTTGAGTTCGGCGAACTGTTCCAGGATGGAGCCAGTCGCCGTTGGGCGTCTGGTCATCCTCGGAAGTTCTCCATTGACAGGTAACGGGTCCGGCCGGAATTTGTCCCAGATGTCGCGGGATGCGTGTCAAGCCACGCCTGCGCGTCCTCATAGAGGGACTGTAGGCTCTCCAGCGTGACGTTGCGGGAGTCCCGGCCGATCGCAGTGGGCCGGCGACGCATCAGGTAGCGAATGGCGGTACGGAACGCCGTTGCTTCGGCCCGGCTGCCTGTCGCTTCGTAGTCCGCGTTATCGTCGAACGCGGCCCAAACTTCGGCGTCGGTGGATGTGCTGGTGAGCGACATGCCACCATTGAAACGAGAAACCCGACTTGCAAAAAGAGAAGTCGGGCTGGTAACAGAGAGTTACCGCTGATAACTCATTTCGCATCCGCCAGCCGTTCAAGGAACCACTGCAACGGCTGCCCGCGGATCGTGTCATCGACCAGCCGGCCGTCATCAAGTCGCTCCCCCAGGCCAACAAGCCCGGCCCGCAGCCGACGGTACGCCACCGCCTGCCGAGCCGTCAGGCGGATGTGCACGTTGCGGATGTCCGGCCCCTCGCTTCCGGCCAGCGGTACATCGACGGGGATGTACGCCGCTTCCGTTTCCGGTTGTGCGATCTGCAGTTTCGTTTCCTCGACAGTCACGGCGACGGCGACGCTTCCGTTTCCTGATTCTCGCTTTCCCATTTCGCTTTCCCTTTCGTCTAACGTTGCGGCAACCACCGCTCACCTTGCTCGCGCACGACAGTCGGGCGCGGCTTTCTCGGTTGCGGTGTCGTCCGCGGCCTTTCGTCCTGTTGCTTCGGTTGCACCACGCTCACCCCGCGGATCTCCCGAGCGGCGATTGCCAGGGCCGTGGCGTCAAGCCAGTGGTTCGGCTTTTGGAACCGAGCACCGTCCGCTGGCTGCCACTTGAACGCCCCGCTCGTTCCCGCCGGTGCCCACCGCTCGCTGGTGATGTGTTTGGCGTAGCTGTGGTGCGCGTTGGCCGGCTCCCGGCCCCATTGATCTTGCGACGGGCTGAACAGGCCCAGGCTGCCAGCGTCGCCGAACGGCTGTAGGAAGCCCTCGTGACAGCGGATCTTGAAATGGTCCGCGTTCACCTCGCAGAGCGGAAATCCGAAACGCCACTCAACGCGGAAGTTGCTGCCCTCAACGCTCGTCTTCGTTGCCGCCCGTGGCCGCCAGTTGGGGATGCCCTTCGACGGCAACACCAATCCCCAGCCGGCCGCCTTCGCGAAGATTTCGACGGGCTGTGTGTTCCACCCGTCCTCTTTCCAGCCCTCGTCAATCAGCGTCAAATCCACGTCCCACGGGCTGCCGTCCGCGTCCAAATAGCCGGCCTTCTGTGCGTGCCACCATTCCTGTAACCCTTCCAGGATGATTCCCTCGCACGCGCTGGCCTTCAGTCCTTGCGTCTCGAACGGCCAGAAATCGTAGTCGATGATGGAACCGGATAGACGATCGTCCCAAGCCACGGTCGCATGGTGGAGCCCTGTCTTTTTCAGATCAACGCCGCGCGTCAGCAGCTTGGCCCCAGAGGGAACAACACCCCGGGCCAACCCGCTCCGGCAGTTCGCCCGGACGTGGTAGGCGGTCAAAATCAACTTGGCCCCGTCGGCATCCTCCGGCGGGTCGTTCTGAAGTTCGGTCAGCGCGGCCGCCAGTCCTTTATCCGCCACGAAATTCAAGTACCCCTGGTAGCTCGACAGTTCTGCCGGCTTCCCGTCGCTCATCGGGGCCTGGTTGTAGCGGTAGGGATTCGTGCTAACGTGCCCCGCTTCGATCTCCGCCTGGTGCAGCCGATACCATTCGTGAGCCTCTCGAGCCTCCGGGTCTTTCTCCGCATCCCGGCCAGAGCGGATGACGACGTATTGCTCGCTCAGGGCCTGATTGTCGGGCAGCTTGGAAATCAGCCGATGCCGCTGGCCCCGGAAGGACGGCCGCTGCTTCGGGTCCGTGAAGACGAACGCCGCGCACGTCCGGTTGATCAGCGTGCACAGCATCACGCGGGACACGTTGCGATCTGGCCCCCCGAGCCCTGCCACGTCGGCGTCGATGATCTCAATGCGGTTGTCCGTCTGCAGGGCTGAGTGGGCGGATTCCCTGTCGTCGATGTCGTCGATGATTGCCAGGTCCGGCCGGCGGTTGCGAACGCTGTATCCGCGGATCGGTCCCTCGATGCCGAGACTGGAGAAGATTTGCCCGGTTGCCACGCTCTCCAGGTCCGCCGGCCAGTCGCGGACGTTGGCACGAATCAGGTCTGTCGGGATCGTCGGCAGGACGATGCAATCCACCGCCCATTCCATGTCGATCGGCTCACCGAACACCGTCATCTGCCGCGCCCGGCTTGCCCACCCGCCCATCGCTTCAATCGGCTGGCCGATCTCTGGGAAGTCCAGGCCGAACAGTTCGGATTCGCGGATCGCCCATTTGAGGTTTTTCAACTCGTCCATCGCCCGCTTGCCGCTCTTGGAAATCAGCAGCGGAAAGTGGACGGCATCTCGCATGAGCAACCAGAACGCCGTGAACAGGGCCGCCCGTGTCTTGCCGTCACCGCGGGGGCCTGCAATCGCCTGGTCGCCGGACTGAGCCGCAGCGGACACAATCGCGTCCACCATCTGTGATCGACTGTCCGTAAACGGCTGGTAAAAGACGGTTGGGAAGTAGGTGCGGAGGAAGTCGTAGACGTTGGCCAGACAGGCCCGGCGACGGCCGGAATCGGCTGGGGCCCGGAGGATAATGTCACGGGCGGCGGCCCGTTTCGCACTCATCCTTTCGGCGTCGTTTGTTGCCATTCTCTAATTTCGGATATGTTTAGAACGAACTAAGTCCGCGATAAACGCACTAAGGGTGCCCAATACATCCTTAGACCACCCCCGGAGGACCCGATAACCGGGGGCCTTTGTCCTATTTCATTCTAACCTACTTATCCGCTTTAATGCAAACAAGGTTATCCGCATTAAACCGAATAAGGTTATCCACTACGGCGTCCCAACCACCTCGTCCATCGCCCACGTTGTACCCGATGTCGGCGCAACGAACGGCCCCATCGGCTTCGCTGTGCCACGCCAGACTCGAACGCTTCCCCCATGCGGGATACCCGCAAACTGCACCACTCCATCAACCCCGCTCACTGCTGTTCGCTTCGTGCCGTCGATCGATAGCCCGGCTGTCCCTGCTCCCTCGACTACCTGCAGGTAATGCGTCGTTCCAGCCTCGATAGCCCCATTCGTTCCATAGCAGGTCCAGTAGCCTGTCACGAATCCGGCCGCTGATGGTGTGATCGTCACTGCCGTCATGCTGTACGTAGCCGTCTCGTCCCCATCGACCACCAGCGTTGTCCCGCTGTACGTGTAGCCTGCCAGTGTGATAGCAACTACCCATGAACCATCGTCCAGGTTGAACGTCGCCTGACCGCTCACGTTCGTATTGAGAACGTAACTCTCGGCCCCCTTCGTCACTCGCACCCGAGCCGACTCAAGAGCCGTGGCCCCGTCGTTCACGGTGATTGTGCATGTCCGCGCACCCGTGCCAGGGGCCAGCCCAGCAGCCGCAATCGCGTCCGCGCACTCGCTCTGCGCATCGGCGTCCCATGCGGGATTCCAGGGGACCGCTGACAGCCCGCTCCCAGTGCCGATTGCCGTCACCGTCGCAGCCGGGATTCCAGCCGCCGTAATCGCTGCCGCCGCAGCCGCCTGCAATGCGTCCGTCGCGTCCACGCTCTCGATGGTCGTCACGTTCGCGGTCACCGACGTTACTGGCGTAATCGGCAGCATGCTGAGCTTGAATCGGATTCCCATAGCATCACCCAATCTTCCAAACGGTGTACTGGCCAGCAAGCGGCCCGTCGTTAACCGTGAATGCCGCAAACGTCGTCGTTCCGTACTCCCAACCCGTTCCCAACGCGTACAGTTCGGACACCTCGGCAGCGGTCAACGCCTTCGCGTTCCACACACCAATCGCATCCAGCACCCCGTTGAATACACCCGTCGTCCCGGTCAGATAGCCAGCCCGAACGTAGCCGGCCCCGGCCGCGGCGACTGTCGCAACCGTTCCCCGAATCGTCTCCACTCCATCCAGATAGAGCCTTGGGGCGGCCCCGTGCGTGTAGACGCCCACGGCATGATGCCAGGCTCCCGTGGTCACGGTGAGAGGTGCAACGGTCGATGTCCCGTCAACATTGAATCGCAGTTTCAGCCCGCTCCCGACGTTCAGCAGGAACAGGCTGAACTCCGCTGTCCCGTTAGGCACGACGAGCAGGAAGTCGTTCGTCCCGAGGCTCGGGGCTGTGTGGACATAGAACCAGAGCGAGCAGCTACAATCCGCACCTCCGAACAGCAACGGCGACGGGTCTTGTGCAATCCGCCTGTTCGCGTCGTTTGCAACGTCCCACGCACGGGTCAGCTTCCCGGCTGTGTAGTGCGTCAGCCCGTCAACAGAAACCAGCGTGTTACCTCCGATGGCTCCAACCAGCGTATCATTCAGCGTCCAAAATTCGGTGGGCGTCGTGATCGTCATCAGAATTGCTCCGTTGCGAATTTCCAGCCGTCATCATAGAACGCAGCAGCGTCCTTGTCCCAATAGCCGCTGATCGTCGCAACTGGCGTATCGCTGATTGCAGGCCCGGCCCCGGCCTGGACGTAAACGTCGATGTAGTAATGGCCGGAAGCAGCCGTCGCGGGGAATGTTCCAACATAGTAGTAACTGCTGGCCGGTGTCTCATTCATTGCGACGTTGTAGCGGTTGCTGCCCGCGTTGTACCAATGCGTTGGATCAAGCGTTTCCAAAGCCGACGTGGCGACGTTCCAATACGTCCCAGCCTCGCTGCGCACGGTTCCGTAAATCGTCGCCCCGGTTGCTGTGTGCCGGTACTTCATCTCACCCTCTCAGTCGTTTGATCGCTCGCAAGGCCGGAAGATAACCGCGAACGTGTTGCTCGGCTACGGCAATCGCCGCGTCCAGGTCACCTACCAGCGTCCCGTCTTCCTCGATCCGAAACACCTCACCGCTCGCATCGTGAAACACGAGATTTCTCGGAGCCTTGAGCGTTTCGGAAATCGACACCGTGGCGTAGTGATCGGCGCTCGCGTATAGTGTGGCATCGTACAAAGGTGTATCTGAGTTATCCATTGGCCACCTCCGCATCCGGCTTCTCCGCGGCCTGCTGCTGACGCATCGCCAGCACGCTCTCGATCTTCGCGATGGCCTGGTCAATAGCCGAACGCTGACAAATCTGATCGTATGCCAGGGCCTTCAGTTGTTCGATTGTCAGTGTCGAGAGTTCGATTGTTTGTCCCTGTTGCACTCCACTTTCCTTTCGTGTTGAAAACTACTCCGCAGCCGTCGCCACCGTGAACGCCGGCCTTGCCGCCTTCACCTGCTCCATTGCAGCCGTCAGGGCCGCCTGTTCGGCCTTCTGTAACGCCAATCCAATCAAGTCCCCCGCCGCCCGCCTTACGACGCATTCAGCCTTGGTGAGCGTCTTTCCGCCCGCGTCAACGCCCCCTTCTTCGGGCACGCAAAAGTGCTCGATCAATCCCGCCATCACGGCCCCCGGCTCACCAGGGTACTCAATGACGAACGTCCGCATCTTCCCGGTTTCGTCCGGGCAGGTAATCGTGATCTGATTCATGGTTCTCTCCTATGCAGCCTTGTAAACCTTGTCCACTTGATATTTGACCGTGATGTCAGCCACCACGATCTCCCCCTCGCACTCGTCCCCGCCGGCCTCGACCGCGATCCGCCGCAGCCGCATGGAAAGCAAATCACCGGCAGCGATGTCGGGCGTTACCACGTCCCAGTCCACCGTGAACGACACCGTATAGGCCGCGTACTGAGTGCCGCTAACGATGGTCGTTTCCGTTTTCACGTCGGTGGTCGTCGCGGCAATCGTCACTCCGCTGAACGAGCTATTGTACCAACTCAGTTGGAATTGGAACTTCTCCCCAGCCGTGTTCGCGGTGTCGATGTAGCACTTCGCCTCGACCGTGATGTCAGACGCCCCGTTCCATCGCCCCGGTACATGGTCGCGGAAGAATAGTTCCTCATCGTCCCCCGCATAGATCGGCATCGAGAAGCCAAGCACGCCACCGCGCTCAACTGGCGTCGGCTTTGGTGCCCCTGGCCCGGTGTACTTTCCGTAGTAGAGAGCCGGCCGATTCGTGAGATAGCCAGGTGTGTAGATCGCTCCCAACACGCTCAGATACCCGCTGCCCACAACCTTCGGGTTGATGACGAGGTTCGTCCCGTCATAGGTGATCGTCGCGTCCAGACCCGTGCCAAGCGTGAGCGTTTTGGAATCTGGTAGCGTAATGCTGTTCGAGAAAATGTAGTACGGCGTCCCAGCCGCGGCCGTCAACGCAAACGTGGTCACGCCGTCCGCTGCCGTGGTCTGGCTCTGGTAGTAGGTGGTCGAGTATCCAAGCCTAAACTGCTCGGTGGTCGCGATGGCGTGCAGGCGGGCGGATACCGTGGCTCCTGTGCCGATGCCGATATCCCCGGTGTTTTTCAACAACAGTTGCGTCCCGGTCTGCGTGCCGGTCGCGTCCAGCAGTATGCCAGCGTATGCCGTTATGTGCTGAATATTCGCTAGTAGTGATCCACCAGTGTTGTTGAAATTTATAACACGCCGGTCGTCAGCATCAATGTTGACAATTGCGAGGTTTATACCTCCCGTCGTCTGCGTGTTGCGAACTCGGATAGCAACGTTAGTGGCATAGTCGCCGCCCGTGCCAGTAACCTCTAATCCACCGGTGAACGTAGTCAGCGTCCCACTCGGCGTCACCGTCAGGTTGCCGGTGGCTCCAACCGCCAGCGTGGCCTGATTCGCGCCCGCGTTGACGAGCGTGAGTTGTGTCCCGTTGTAGGTGATTTTCGCAGGAAACAGCGTATCAACGGATGTTGCACCTTGCGACCACGGCGAGCGATATGAGATTCCCATGTCAGACTACCTCGTCCAGTGCTTTTTCCGCCGCGTCACGAACACTCTGCAACGCCACAATTCTCGCCCCCAGGTGCAACCGCTCCAGCCTCGGGATTTGCTGAATCAGTCCCAGCATCGCGGCTACCAGTAGGTGCCCGGATTCCTCGTCCTCAACGCACTCAGTCCGCTGTTCGTCGGCTGTGATCGTCATACTGGAGTTCCCGTCATGCAGTCCGTGTAGGCATCCGTCAACGCCGTCAGGATCGCCTCGCCGCTGTTCACCTGCCCCTGCAGCACGCCAACTTGGTTCGTCAACATCTCGATCTGCTGCTTGATCGCGGTCATCTGCTGTACGGTCTGGTCGAGCATCTGTGCCTTCTGCATCGCACTGAACCACGACTGAATGCACCTCGTGTACTCTGGAGTGCCAGGCGTTGGGTAACGCGGGACGTTCGCGACGTAACTGCCAGACGAGCCGACAACGAGATTCCACTGTTTCCGATCGTCGGCCGCGTCCCACTCACGGATTGCCTCCGTTAGCGCCCGCTTTGGTATCCCAAGCTCGCATTGCCGCGTTGATCGCTTCTTCATCGGGCACCAGTTGTTCGATTATCCACTCAACTCGCCGCCTCTCAGCCTCTAAGGCTGCGGCGGCGTTGGTTCGTTTTTTGATGATTCTTGCAAGGTTTCTAGCACTCGCTTTTGGACGTTCAACAGTTCACCCATGATGCGATTCGCTTCAATTCGCTGGGCTGGTACGGATTCCATGAGTTTCACGTTCGTCTCAAGCATGTCTAGGATCTCTCGTGCGGGCACGGTTCCCTGCTCCATCATTCCCCGCGTTATGTCCCGGTCTTCCATCACGTATTGCTGGAGCGTTTCATGTTGGGCAATGACTGTACGTTGAAACTCGATGTTCTGGTCTGCGATGACGGCCAATCGTTGCACCGAATTCGCTACCGACTTATTCGTATCGGCGTTGGTTTTGTTCGTCTCAGCGTTGGTTTTGTACGCGCTGGCCATGTCCTCGTTGACCTTCTGCCTGGACTCCATTTCTTTTTTCCCGTTGAGCCACCCGAACACGACAATGGTGACA